CAGGTGGGGAAAGGAATGCAACCGCATCCTTACGATCTTCTGCGATAGAAACAAGGTTCTTCGCTTCAGCACCAATAAGCGGTCCACCAAGAAGCAAGTTCACATCGACAGTTTCCGAATCCTCGAAGAGATTGTAACCATCAGTGAAGAAGTCTGTTGGTGTAACAAGTGCGCCACCAGTCAAAGCAGAGTAGACGTTCGAATTGAGAGTCTTGAACTCAGAACCAGTGTCGGCAGCGTCAGTTCCCCAGTTCGAACCAGTCGATCCGAGACTTGCGCTAGGTGGGTGATCTCCCCACCAAACATACTGCGAATCATTGTTGATTTTATCGACGTAGTAAATACTTCTACCTCTGAAGTCCTTGGCATTGGCTGCCTTGGAGACAGATTCGAATGTTTCTAGGACTGTTCCTGGCGTACCACTCCATGCACCGAGGTTATCGATGACTGCAACGTGGAGGAGGTCATTTGTACCACCACGGCTGGAGACATAGTCGGATGCTGCTGGAAGTGCTTGACTGAAGTTATTCGAATACTTCCATTCAACACTAGCAGTGTTACCAGATCCCTCTAGGGTTCCGCCAGCGGCACCAGCGTCAGTTTCGAGTTGGAAAGTACCGACCCTCTGGATGCTATCGAGCGAGAAGAGAGCGACCATATCGGATCCGCCCGATGCTGCTCCCATTCCCTCGAACAATGCTTGAGGTAGGTTGAATACCGAACCGAAGTCACCGGAAGCACCAAGTTGAGCAGTAGAAGTGACACCGCCACCGCCCTCTTCTGAGGTAAGAATTTCAATGAAGTTTGTTTCAGCCGATCCACCACTTGCAACGGCAGTGATCTGAGCATAACCATTCATTGTAACACCGATGGTTTGTTCAGTTGCGTGAGACTGACCACCAACGGATGGTACACGGAATCCACACGCAACTCTATCGCCAATCTGGTATTCAGTAGCAGCAGATACTGCGGATGGATCAAAGAAGATCGTAGCAGAACCAGTTACGCTAGGCACCGCTCCACCCAAAGAAATATCTAGGGGACTGGAGGTGTATTCATTGAACGATCCAGAGATACCCAGTTCAACATTCGTACTGGTTGCGACTGCACCACCGAAGACAGGCCCTGTCGCGGCCGAGCCCGACCCACCAGCACTGTGAATTGCAAAGATGGCCTTACCGAAGGTCGCGGCTGCTTCACCAAACGCGGTGATACCGAAACCAAACTTCGAACCAGCAGCGCCACCAAAGTTACCATTGTCGAACAAAGTACCGAGTGTAGTTGAACTGAAAACAGTTCTCTCGTTTGTTCCGTTAGCAAACTTGACACTATCGCCTGTGCCTGGTTGTACTGAACTGGTAAGATAATCGAACTTGGTATCACTTTGTGTGACAGTCGAACCATCCAGCATGTTACCAGTGAGTGGGAACGAGAATCCTCCAGTCAAGGAGATTCCGGTTCCTGCTGTGGTAAGACCAGTGTTAGCACCAAGAGCGGAACTACCCTGATTCAGCGGAAGACTACCAAAGTTGAAATTTGCAATGGTAGTATCCGAGGCAGCAATCAGAAGACTGTTGCCGTATTCCTGAGAAGGATACTTAGCAATAAATGCTGCTTCGTCAGAGGCATAACCTGCGGTAGCAACCACCAGATCATAGTTCTCTTCGTTCTTGATCAACACACCAGCAGTTCCGGCCCCATCCCATCGAGAGACAGAGTTCGCACTGCCTGCGCCGACAACACGAGTAACCTGTAGACTATTTCCGTAGCCTAGGAAGTTTGCTGCTGTGAAAAAGTAAGACGCGGTGTCCGTATCAGGCTCTTGAAAGAGACTGACAAGTTCAGTCTCACCGCTTACAGTAATTCTTTGACCTACTGGACCCCACTGGAAGTGACCAGCGAATCCTGCTCTTGTCGTAGCAACGGCGGGAATCAGTGAAGTTAGATCAACCTCTTTTACCTGAACGCCGGGACTCAGTTGGAACGCCATGTGCTTCTCCTTTGAATCTGACCACATCCGTAATCGTAATCATCATGGTTCCTCATATCTATGATTGTACGACTTTCAAGACAACCATACTTCACCATCATTCCAATACTGATCATCGACTCCATCATCAATGAAACCAAATGGTGTTAGTTCATCATCCACCTGTTGCTGTTTCTCTTCGAAAAGTGCTTTTCTAACATCAATATCAGTCATGTCTCTAAAATAATTTTGTGATGTCCACCAAGCAAAAATAACCATACACATCACCAAATCATCATGATGTCCAGACTCAGCCTGGTATGACATTCTTTTCGAAACAAAGGCAGTGAGTTCGTTGATGATGTTGTAATCATGGAAAATTAGTTTATCATCTTCAATCATTGTCTTCAGAATCGAACAACCTAATTTCTTGACTGCTGTAGTAGTCCTGACTCCCAATTGACTCTGACCACCACCGAAACCTGCATCTAGAGTCTGTCCCTTGCGGCCACGCACGGAGGCCTGCACGAGGGAGTCATATTCAATTTCAGACCACAGCAAGTCTGCCACTTGCCCACCAATATCATTGATCTCGACTAGAACAGGACATTTTCCAAATCGAGATCCAACCTCCGCAATCATTGTCGGAAACACCATAGGTGAAATTTCATTGTTACGATATACAGCAACGATCTTGTATGGAACCTCTGTAATATCAAAAACAACAAAAGCAGAATAGTCCTGACCAACACCGCGAGATACATCAACTGTCATTGCATAGTTATGACCATCTTCTGGTTCATCGTAAATACACAAACCATTTTCATATGTGTGTAGTGGACTTCTAAAGGCAAGAGACTTCAGTTTACTAGATGCAATGAGAGTGTTTGCGGAACCAATGAAGTCACACTCGAACTCAACTTTGAACTGCGATTCGCTGGTGTTTCGAATGGTTTCTTTTTTCCATCTCTCGTCTCTACCGGGAACCTCTTGCCAACCGACCTCGATTGGGATATAGGAATTATTTCCTTCTTCGGCATCGACCCACATTTTATAATACTGGTTGAGACCCTTGGGCGTAGAGATGATCAGAACCTTAGTCTCTTTACCAGAGGAGATCGTTGGATAAACGGAACTGAAGAACTCATCTGCCACATTTTGTGGGACATATGCAAATTCGTCAAGGAAGATCATGTTGAACGAACCACCACGAACAGCACTAGACGAAGTTGCTGATGCGAGAACCTTCGATCCATTTTCAAGGACAATGTTGCCCTTATTCCATTCTACAATTCCCTGCTGCAACCACTTCGGGAGATACTCGTATGCAAGTTTTAGTCTACCGAGCAACTCTCGTGCGGTAGCGAGTTTATTTGCAAGGATGGCAACATTCACAGTAGGATTGAATAATGTGTAATGAAGCAGATAGGCAATCACCGTAGTGGACTTACCAGACTGTCTAGGCATCTTAGCAATCACAAAGCGATTCTCATGAATCTTATCAATCATATTCGACTGATAATCGTACAGTTCAAAAGGGACAAGACCTTCATCAACATTGACGATTTGAATGTAGTTCTTGATGAAGTAGATCGGATCCTGAGAACACTTGATGTATTCCTCGACCTGCTCTTGTGTGAACTCTTGGTTTACGCCTGATGATTTGAGATTCTCATTACCAAGGTAAGATGATTTATCACTCTGTTCCGTCATTCTCTAATCTCTTGAAATTGTTCTTCACTAAATCCTGTAACTGCTTTGTCGAACCGACGAAGATCGAGTTGTTTGTAATATTCGATGCCTTCTGAGATGAAGATTCATTCTCGATGTCGCCCATCTGTTTGTGTAGATCGATCAAGTCTTTGTTTGCTTCTGTGACGCTCTTGATCATCTGAGACACAACTTCATACGCTCTCGGATTGTCTCCCTCAGACGCGACTGTAAGGATGCCCTCGATCGCCCCTGCTCCGACATTTACAATGTCAAGAAGATTCTGTCGAACTGTGTTGTAATCTTTGTCGAGATCCTGCTGTCTCTTATCATCGGGGACATGCTGAATCTCGGTTGGTTCAATGACCTCAGCCTCAAGAATTTCTGTTTCGGGTGGGTCTATATTTAGTGCGTCTGAGATTTTCTCAGCCGATGTTTTCTTAGTCATCATAAACTCCTAATGATTATCACGGATCGATAGAATCAGCAGATGATCCCTCAAAGTTTGAGTGAGTTTGTGTTTCGCTGAATACATTAGTATCCGCGGCAAACCATCCACTGTTTCCGGATGCACCCAACAACCAACTGTTACTTATATTTCCTACACCATTGCTATCTACAACAAGACCCTGTGGTTCATCCATTTCGATAACCAAACGAAGATTTTCTGCGACGAGTCTGCCCGGGGCTCCTGATCCAAGAGCCGAGGCATCCTCATGGATATGAATTTCGAAGTTGATCTTGTTTTCAAAGGTCTCCCCACCTTCTTCGAAAGTAGCACCAGAGCCAGTATCAAAATCAAATTGAATGTGATGGGCTGATTTTGTCGGCAAGAATGTTTGGAATCTATTGTTATCGTCAGTCATCTGGCCGCCCGTACCGCCCAGTACACCAAATCCGGTTTGGGGAACCTCTCTATACCCAGTGCTGACTAGAACAGCGAGTGCCATTTCATAACCAATAGTCTCTCCAGCATTTGCCTCAGTTGGCACTGTTCCGCCGTTGAAAGTTTGACCGGGTGTATATGGAGGAGTTCCTGCGGGAGTTGCATCAACATCAGCATACAGGTGGAATCTTCCCTTACCTGTAATTGGCGCTCCGTCCGCCGTTCCGTTTGTTGTCAAATACAATCTTGGAGTAGACCCCATGGCTGAGCCTGGTTCTTTGTATAGGTCAGGCAACTCAAAGATATAAACACCAGACCTGGCCTCATATGCTTTTATGGCCTCACCAGCAAAGTCTGTGTGGTGACTGGTGATTCCAAAACCACCCGACCTCTGATTGGTAATGTCTGTCGCCTCCACAACTGACTGGAAAAACTGTCCAGTAAATCCTGCTGCAAAGTCCGTGCCCCCATTTGATACGTCAGCAATTGCTTTGGTAATAATACCAGACTCTCTGGGCTTTGTGTAGATGTTTGTACTAGCCGTAAAAGTCAAAGTAAACATGATCGCTCTGGGTTCTTCTAATTCACCCTCTGCTTCAATAGAATCAACTACACCAGTCAGAACGATTGGAACGTCGATCTTCTTGTGGATCTCAGTGAAGTTCACGGAGACAGTAAAGTCGGGTGTGAAATTGGGGACAATCTGCTCGATGATCTGAAGACCATCGTCCATATTTCGAACTGCGATATTGAGTTCGAACTCTAAGTTGTATGGAACTTCAGCATAGTCATACTTCAGACTCGGGGAACTATTCGTAGCAGCAAATCGTTTCTGCATCGTATTTCTCTTACGAGTGGGATCGTAAGTGAGCGCGACCATCGCAAAACCCATGCGAGGTAAAACGGATCCGACATCTTTGTCGATAGACTCAAACTGTCGAATCATCGCTCGGAACTTCTCTTTGCCTGTATAGGTTAGAGGCACACGAATTTGCTCAACGGCCGTTGGCGTTCCATCAATTGTTTCTTTTCTCTGGATGTAAATCTCATTGAACAGAGAACCGAATGTGACAACGGTTTTGCGAAGACTCTCGTTGTAGAAGGGATTTCCAAACATTACAGATCACCCTCCGAGAATGGGTCTACGTCTGTGAAGTCTAAGAAGGAAGCAGCCTCTCGCTCAAGTGCATCGTTATCCGAGAATCCATCTACGTCAACGATGTTCGCTGTCACACCGACACTAGAGATACTCGCACGACCAGTAGCACCGACGATAGCGTAGACACCACTCGACGCACCTGTAATACCAATGGTTGAATCGAAAGATCCAGACGAACCGGCGACAGTGATTCTGTTTGTGTTCGTATCCCAATTGGCAATTTTCGCGGAGTAGGCGGATCCTTGAAGGATATCCTCTCCCTCGATGAATGTATTATATGACGAGGACGCAAGGGGAGTACCGGAAACGATAACATCAAAGTCTGGAACAATTGTGAATTGATCTTGAATCTCATCAATCTCGGTGGTGCCCGTTGTGAGTTGCTCGTATGAGTAACGCATCTTCTTGCAAGTTAGGGACATTGAGTGAATTCTACCGACTTGGAAGTTACCATAGTCTCGATTGACCTTCACGATCTCCCATAGAACTGCTTCGCTTTTACCTAGATCAGATTCCCGAGTATCATCTTCTCCGTAGCGAACGTAAAGGACATCACCTTCTCTTGGTTCGACAAATTTCAAGTCATCAAAGACCTCTCTGAATCTGTCAACCGAAACAATAAAGTCTGCCGTTTGATCAATCTCAAGACCGATCTGACCGAGGATAACTTCACTACCCTCGAATCCATCGACGGTCTCAGCATACATTTCGATTTTTCGTGAAGTGGAAAACTTAGATCGAGTGTCTTCACCGAATACGGTGTCAACTTCCACTTCATCTCGAACCATATATTCGACATCAATACCAAAGTTTCGGATCATCTCTTTGTGGAGATCCGAAACTAGGTCACGTTCCCGATTGGGTCTTAGTCGAATATAAGGATTTGTCGCCATTCATTCACCCCGTAAAGAAATCAGTGGGCAGTTCATACATGTCTTGCATCTGCTCTTCAATTCTTTCGACCTCTTCGTTACCTTCTGAATACAACTGTGATCCGTTTAGAGAGACACCACCGGGCAACTGAACACTCTCATACTTAGACAGATTCGATCCCCATTGTCTCTTGAATAATGCAGTGACGTACTTCTTGAGAAAACGATCATTGTAGATCTCAGTATATGTGTTTGGATTCAACGCAACATACGCTTCGAGAACGATGAACTGACCAGTCGAAATATCCTCTGACCAATTCATATCAAGATAGAGTCTATTTGTGACACGACTAAAGCGAATTGCCTTTTCGGGATCTAGGTAGTCTCGGATCAAACTAAGGTGGTTTTGAAGAATGGTATAGTCTGCCATCATTCCCGGTGAGCGAAGACCGTAGGCGTCGTTCAGAGCGATCTGATAGGGAACGCTGAAGATATTGCTCGTACCAGATTCAGAGAACTCAAACACTCTAGTCACAGACATGATCTGCTTTCCACTCTCGACTGCAATACCAACCGATGCTGCATTTGCCGCAATCGAATCCGTATCGATGTAACCATTCGAGATCTCAGTGCTTGTTATCTGATGCTTGAAGTATGTACGCATAACACCATCGAAGTGATACTCCGAAAATGTTTGCAAGGCATCGTCAAGGCGATCTTCTAGTTGCTCGTCATCGGCGTTGATCTCGATAACGGGAAAACCTAGTTGTCGCAGACAATAATCTTTTAGTTCCTGTCTACTCGTCGGCTGGGCCATCTGGTTCTATCCTCCGCTTCCGCTTATATGTATACGACCGAGCGACCTTCCGAATTTTTTTTCGTTTATCCGGTTTTCGCTTTTTGTGACTACGGTACTTTCTGGGATCCAGAATGTAAAACCCTCCGTTAGAAGTCAATCATAAGAGTCTTGCGAATGCTATCTGCGTTTTCGTACTCGGCAATCTTAGTGTCTTTTGAGTTCTCTTGAATCGTGATTAGATTGTTGATCTCAACCAAGACTTGATCGAAGACCGAGGAAGTTCCGGTTACCCCAGCAGTGGCGTTACCACCACCAGTACCGGCACGAATCGTCGATAGAGTGAAACCACCAGATGTTCCAGCAGGGCCTTGAGCCTCACCACTCAAACCTCTAACGAACTTCTCTAGAATGTAAGCGGGATGATTTGGATTATCACCAGCGACCCGGTGACTTATATCGATCTCAAGCAAGTCTAGCGTCATGATCGAAGATATGCTTCTCAGATCAGTATTGGTTGCTACATGGTCACTCGAAGCAGCAAAGGTTCCACCAGTATATCCGAACGTAAGACCATGTGTCGCACCATAGTAACTGTCATATGATGCACCAACAATCTGTTGTAGATACCTGCTCTTGAAGGAATCGGTTGAGATCAGAGTCTTCGTGGAAACAATCTCAAATCCGGTGCTGCCACTAATTTCTCCATGAACAGTCGCACCGACTGCAAGGTTACCTGCGGTCGGAGAGTGCCATACAGTACCACCACCAGCAGCAGCAGAGAATCCCGCATCAAACTGTGCGGTTGGGCCTGAGATACCTGCGTTTGCACCGAGATCTTGAGTACTTCCCACACCAAACAAGAACAACTCTAGTGTAGTAGGATCCCATCTAGACACAAAGCCCTCGACCGAAACTCCAGTGGGTCCAGTAGCATTCGCCCCGGACGCACCTGTGACGTTATCTGCAAACGAGGCAACTCTCTCACCAAAGGTAAATCCAGCAGTGACGCTGGCCGCAGGACCAGTCATTGTAAGAACAATTTCAGCACGGGGATCTATCGGTAGGTTGAATGTTGCACCTGCAACCGAACGCTTGAGTTTGGAAGAAGTACTTAGAGATCCTATACTTTGCTTCGCAGAACCAGTGATAATATTTGGCTTTCTTGTCACATAGTGCAAGAACAAAGCAGAGGAATCAAAGGGACTAGCAGTGACTCCGCCAAATGGATGTGCAGTAGTGAATCCAGCAGTGGTGTCGTAGTTATTGAAAATCTCTGTGAATTCGCCGTGTGAAATACCAAAGGCATCGCCGGCGGTAATCTGATCGCCTGTTGCTGCAAGAGGTAAGGTTACGCCAATGAAACCGCCTTCGTCTGTAAACAAGAAAGATCGGTTTGCATTGATGCCACCAGCGAGATTAGTATAATGTTCTAGTGTAAATGCCATCTATCATTTTATCCTTTTTTAGAAGTCACTACCTGCGAAATCTACTCTAACCTTGAATGGACTGGGATTTGTCGAAGAGAGAGCAATGGCGCTGCCGTTTGTGAATAGGTTATAAAGTCCCGTGTCTTTTTCCACTGTCGTGTAATGATACATGTCTAGTTTTACGACCAAACCACCATCAGACGGAACATTTACCGTGTGTAAGAGTGTAGTGTTGATAACTTCATCATTGCCTTCCACATCTCCTTGTCCAAAGGAAATGGAACTTAGACCCTGATTTGAACAACACAGTCCTAGTCCACCGGAGGACTCCGGGGCCATTACTTCATCTCCGTGCATCTTACCAGCAGCATAAGAAGCAACTTCTTCTTCTTCTTGACCAAATCCACTACCATCAACCACTGTGAAAGTTGTTCCCTTGTCTGTCGAGACGAATAGTCCAAGTCCTGTACTTGGAATGGTACTGTTCGAGCCGTCTGCGCGCAGACGGGCCAAAGCCCGTACGGAAACAGTAATACTTGCTTTTCCTGTAACAAAGTTACTTTCACCATCGTCGCATGTCAGAGTGGCCCTCTTCGCTATTTTCATGTTGCCCGACTGGGTCGAGGAATACGCCGCGCCGAGGGCGACAGAGCCTTCGATCACTTCCATTGAACCGGCATCATCACCACCGCCAAAACTCGTAATGAAACTGGTGTTAGTTGTATCCTGAGATGTTCTCCATTCACAGGAGACACCATCAGTGAATAGATACTGATTCTTACCTTCGATGTATGCTTGTGTATTACCGGCACTACCCTTGATGTGAAGGCGACCACTCACGATATTGAGTGTACCGAAACCATCTGGGTATCCTTGGAAAGTCACACCATACTGGTGTTCTGGATATGTGTTGAGAACAGCAGCGGTATCTGCCATCACACCCGCGACATTGTTCGCGTTACCTGTATAACCTGCGGTGTAACCCCAAGGTGCATCGGCAGTGCCGAGACCTAAGAAGTATGACTGGTGACCTGTGGGTCCGCCGAGCAAACCATCATCGCGGTCCTTACCGCCAATGACCACGTTACCCTTCTGGTCAATATTCAACGCGATTCGCTGGATATCAGCACCGTCCGTCTGAGTATCATTACCAGTACCGGCAGAGACGGCAAAGTTAGACATAACAGAGAAGGAACCGTCAGAACCGCGAACTTCAACGCCAATATTTGCGCCTGCTTTACCTGCAATTCGGCTTACCACATTACCAGTGGTCTTGAATCCCTGAAGTGATGTGAACTCTTTCGTTTCATGGTGTGTAGAACCAGAATTGATAGGATGTTCGTTTATGAGAGTGTCGTATGTGGGACCAAAGGTCGCACCGGGATCTCCTTCCCTGCCGTCTAGGTTGTCTTCCGCGTGACCGTGACGAATCGCAAATGTCTCGCCATCACCAAGAATGGTAAGTGGGTTGTAGTCTCTATTGAAGTCGCCACTTGGGGAGATAATAGAAAAGAAACCATCAACAGCGAGGGCACTTGTAGATCCAAGTGCAACGGTGTCTTTCTCTAGGTTGAGGGCGATGAGAGGCGTTCCCTGAACACCGAGAGTGTTTCCTGAACGGAACAACACACCCATGTTGGATGCAGCACCGCCACCGATGTCTCCGTATCGCATGTAGAAACCGGCAGTCTTAGCAGCAGCACCGGAAATACCATAAGCAATATGCTGTTGGAATAGTCCGAGTTGTGCGCCTGTAAAT